TGGTCACAATCAAGTCAGCGCGAACATCAACCATCGTATTGACAGGAAGTTCGGTCAATACGAGTTGATTCGTAGTGCTGTTCCACAGGTTCGTCACGCCTACAGGCAGCGCGTCAATCTTGGTGTTGGGCCCGAGCTTGTCGTTGGTGAGCTTGGTCCAAGTGCTGGGCGCAACTGACAACGGGCTCACTCCTGTTGCCGCGTCGTTGTAATCTACGAAACCGATCTGCCGTTGCAAAGCTTCAATCTCGGCCTTAGCAGCAGCGAAGTTGGCGCGGACACCAGCGGTCGTCGCGTTGCCAAACGGGGGAATTGCTGTGTCTATGTTGCTTGACATTTAAGGCCTCTTCAGTGCGCCGGACAGCCAGTCAGCGGTTGTTGTAAATTTGAACACCTTCACGCCGATGTATTTGTAGTGACTTATCACTCCGGACTGGTTTGTGAAGATGCTTGTCAGTTCGTACCCGTAACCCTCATGAACAAGGATGTCGGGCTGCACACCTTCGCCGTCCGCAGTCACCTGAAGGCGGTCGTTGGTGTAGAACTTTGCAAAGTCGGACAGGTGGCGCCCCTCGGGCAGGGCTTGCAAGTCTTGCCCCATGACCACAGGTTGCGCCGACGCCATCGTGTTCGTTGTGTTGCGTGCGCCTGGAGCCCACACGCCGTTCGTGTAAGTGCCGGCGGATTCGCGCAGCAGGGTCTTTGACTTGCGGAAGCTGCTCATGCTCGTCTCCCGCGAATACTGATCTGCACAGCGTTCGCCATTGCACCAGTATCAACAAGAGTCTTCGTTGAACCTTTCTTGGCTGCAATGGTGCTTGGTGCAAGTGCCGGAAGGATGTCCCGTCCGGTAATGACGTTCTGTACGCGGCCGGCGTGCTTCTGCCCAATGATGGTCAGCGCCTGTTCCGCAGTAACTTCACCAGTGACAAGGCGCTTGCTTTGCCTCTGGAAGTCTGAATTGATTGCTGCGACATTTTCGTCGAAGCTCATTGCCATAAAAGGGCGCGAAGGAACGTCCTTGGTGCCGAATTCGTTATAGGTAGCGTATTCGGCAATAGACGTCCCCTCGCTATCGTTGGAACCCTGTAGGATCCCCACAGCAACCTCACGGCGCTGCGCCCGCTCAACCTCGCGCTTGATTGCTTTCCACCCGAGGTCGCGGTCGGTTACTGTCATGGGGTCACCCGCGTCATGATTGCAGCACCGGAACACACTTTCGTGATGTCAAGGTACTGCTGACCGTAGGAAGTCTGGCCGAGGTAAGTGTCACCGCCCTTGACCCCGCCATAGCTGCGCTGTAGATCACCCTCGCGCTCGCTTGTAACGGGCCCCAGGGCCGCGGCGCCACCTTGGCCCGAGCGTGTGGTAAGAGAAAGCATGTGCGCCGCGTACAGCGCCCGCGCCATCGCCGCACGCTCGGCGTCCAGGCAACCAGTGCTCGCGAGGTTTCCAGCCACTGACAACCATTGATTCACCGTTGCGTCTTGGACGCTGGCAAACTCTGGCGCCAGAAGCCGGAAATACTCGAGCTCGGTCATTACTCAGCAGCCGGTGCGGGTGCAGGAGCAGCCGGAGCGCCAGGCTTCGGTGCAGCGGGTTTCGCAGCCGGAGCAGGTGCAGCGGCTTTCACTTCGACGAGCTCGTCCTTGTTGATGGCGGTCTCGAAGCCCTTCGGGATGTCCTTTTCCTCGCCGGGAGCGATGGAAACATTGCCCACATGATGCAGGCGTGCGGATACGTTCTTGACTTTCATTTCATTCTCCTGAAGTTAATGGACGGAACTGGTTTGCACCAGCCCCGCCCATTTTACTTAGATGCCGTCTGCGAACGCAAAGGCCAGCGGATACTCAATGATCACACCAGCGAAGCGGCTCTCGACCGGCACTTCAAACTCCAGGCCCTTCTGCTGCGGGCTGTACTGCTTGATCATCATCGGAATCTCAAGCTGCCAGTTTTCCATGGAGTTTTCCATGGCGTACATGCGGTCCGCACCGCCTGCACCAGCGCCGTCCATCTCGACAACCTGCTTGAACTCCACGCCCGGATGGTTCTTCTGCAAGAACTCCAGGATGGTCGTGTCGCTGGCAGTGCTGTTCTGCGTGGTAGCGATCAGGGCGTACTGCTCGATCGGCAACCACACCTGATTGACGCGGTGAATACCCTTGGACTGAGTGATCACCTTGTTGATCAGCGCGTTGATGTCGCGGACAATCTTGTCAGCGGTCTTGCTGGCGAAGGTCTTGGACGTACCAGTACCGTCAGCAGCCAGAGTCACTTCCGGGATGTTGGTGTTGCCCAGCAGGCCAGGCAGACCGTTGTCAGCGTCGCCCGCGAAGGCCAGCTGATTGATCTTTTCCTGGTGTGCGCGGGTTGCAGCCATTGCCTTCTTGCCGTTCAGATTGACGCCAGCGTACATCGCCGAGCGAACTTCCTGCACGTTGTAGCCGTAGGCGTTACCGATCGAGCGGATGGGGCTGGTGAATTCCTTACCAGTCACGTCAGCACGAGGCAGGTCGTTGGCGTAGTTCGCAATCACCTTCGCCATGCCGACGGTGTCGTATTGGCGATAAGTGTGGGTCGTTGCACCTTCCGGAATCGCGGTCGAGACCGGCATCAGGGTCAGGGCGCTGAGGGCGACCCGCTTGATGTCATAAGTCTGCGACTTGACGAACTCCAGCTGGCGTGCGAAGAACACGCTTTCGTTGGCGTCGAAGCGGCCAGTGTTCTGGATGACGCGGAGGTCAGCTTCGTCGTACTTCATCTGATCTTTGTTCATGTTACTTGATCTCCACGAGAGCCAGACCGGCAGCGGCCGTGGCGGTGATAAACTTCACGGTGATTTGCGTGAAGGCTTCGATTCCAGCGGCCACAGCGGCGTCGGTGAGCTTGCCGGAGGCCACAACCAGATTGGCGGTCGCGCCCGCTGCAACGGCGTCGTCGGTTTCGACCCACATGCGACCCTGAGTCAGGACGCTGACGGTCTCCGTGGCGCCGTACTGCACCACACCGGACGAGTTTTGTTCGCGTGCGTGGTCATGCAGGGCAAAGCCGATCACACCGTTGCCCGCAGTGGCCTTGAGCACTTCCTTTTCCGGATTGGTGCCCAGCTTTACCGGAAACGCGACCGGGATCGCTTCTTCCGCGGCGTAGCTGCGCACGTTGCGCGGACCGATGCCGTCAAGCATACCCTTGAAGGCGGGTGCGCCGTATTGGCTGATAGAGGTTTGCATTATTTCTGCTCCTTGTTACCGAGTTGAGACATGAAGCTCTTGTAAGTACCGGACTCGGGCTTGTCCGAATCGTCGTTACGCGGAGCACCTGCTTGACGCTGTGCGGCCATCGCTGCGTCTTGCTTGAGGGAAACCGTCAGGTCAAAGGCCGCATTGACGTAGTCGTCGGACTTGCCGGTCAGGTCAGCGTCAGCACGGACGGACTTGATCACCAGTTCCTTGACTTCGCGGTCGGTCTTGCCTGCGCCATCCACCTTGAAGGTTTCAGCAACCTTGTCCAGTTCAGCACGGGCCTTGATTTCAGCACGGGCCTTTTCCAGGGCGTCGGCGCGAAGCTGGTCGGCCGTTGCCACTTGGGA